TTACCACCAGCGGTTACTAATAATGCTCCTTTTGGCCTTATGTCAGAAAAATCAAACTCTATATGAGAGGTTAATCCTCCTGTATATGATTTGAATAATGCTTTAACAGCGTCAGCCCACCCTATTATACTGTCTTGAACGACATACTTTTTCTTACGATTGTAATTAGGTTTTCTGATTTCAGGCAACTTCTCAATGTGGTGGTTCTGGACCGAATAACCAACTCCAGTGCCTCCAAGCAGTAAAAACATAGTTTCAGAAAAACTATGGATACTGTCAACAGGTAAGAAAGCACAGTTATAAATACGAGCATTATTAAGCTCAATAGCTTTACCACCAAATTGTAAACTTCGCATGGATGGCAAAACTTTTTTAGTGAATACAAAATTTTTGTAAACTTGCTCAATTGATTCTTTCATTTTAGGGAATTTAGAAATGTGCATTTCCATATTCCTAGTTACTAATTCATCCCACGTTTCTCTTCTTTCTTTTTCCGGTAAATATTTAGCATATTTTGTATATACGGTTATAGAACTGAGGATTTCTTTATCCAGATCCATCTTTTTTATTATCATTTTTATTTATTAATTGTTAAATACTTTATAGCATTAAGCAAGCTATCTATGTTGTCATTAAAAAGACCTAATGCCGCATTGCATTTACGACACAACAAACCTCTCACTGCTCCTGTACTATGATCATGATCTATGGTAGCTGTTGGCTTATCTATATTTATATTACATATTTTGCAAGCACATCCTTGCTTTACGAGTAAATCATTGAATATTGATTCATCAATACCATATTTCCTCCATCTGCCCTTGTTTTTACAATAATCATTATTGTAATCTTTTTGACAAGCAATGCACCTAGAATTTAATCGGCTATTATTCTTATTAAATTTAAACTCTATTAACGGTTTATAATCTTTGCAGTATGAACATGCTTTTGAGTCTCCCTTAAACAGTTTACCTGCGCCTCCCATTCTAATGGAATTTGAACATGATCTACATGGCTTTGGGTTTATGTTAGATAAGTTTAAATCTTTTTTGTTTTTAAAAAATCTTTCCTTATTACAAATAGGACAATTATTTTTATTCGCTTCCATAATTATAAATGTCTATGAATAGCTTGTCTACTTATATTAAGCACATTCGCTATAAAGGTTATTGATTCTTCTGGTAATAATTCTTGTATCATCTTAATTTTATCTTTAGTTTTTAATCTATTATTGTTACTTATTTCCATAACTTGTTTTGTAGATTCTAAAGATTGTTTCATTTTATTAAGGTACAAGTTAGAAGCTTTTATCTTTCTGTCTGCCAATTCTCTGCTCCATTTGTAGAGCCATTCATTGAGCCAACTATAAGGCTTCTTCCAGTTATCAAATCCTTCAATACAATGCAACTCCCATTTATTCCCGTGTATTTTGTGTAACCACCAGTATTCAAATCCATCAAAAGTAATCTTATGATTTTCTGGAATACATAATGATTCAAGATCTTTGTCAGACCAACTCGTTATGTTCATATCTATTTCCATTTGGTTATATTTATATTATTACACGTTTACACAGGAACTTACAGCAATTGTAAACATTTATTTTGTAAAGCCTTGATAATTATACCGTAATGTCACTTAATATTTGCTTATCTAAGCTTAAACTCATATTTATATTATTATTTTTAATTATCTATTTCTAATGCAAAATCCACAAAAGGCAAATATAGTACGTGCGTTTTAAAGTTAGCCTCCTCATATGTTCTAATGCCAAATAATATACCAGGATAAAGGCCTATGGATAATGCCCATGTTTTACCTTGTTTATCATCCGGATATGGATCTGTATCAACCGGTGGTTTTGGAGGTACTTGTATTGGATATTTTGGTTTTGGATCTACTGGCGGTTTTGGTGGCACATCAACTTTAGATGTCTTTGTACTTGTTTTCTTTTTGTTGTTCATGATTAATTATTATTATTGTTAATATTCAATTCTTCTTGCTTTTTTAGTATGTCTTTATACTTTATTCTGCCCTTAATTTCAAATGACCATTTAATCCATTTATCAAATTGTCTTTCAGCATATTTTTTTCTTGCTAATCTTTTCTCTTCTCTAATATTAGCCTCACTGTTTTTAAACACTCGTCTTGATTTTGTGGTTTATATAATACTCTTTTATCATTCATAAGGAACATTAGATACTTAAACATTTTCCATCGCAACGGGAAAGATTCATTAGCCCTGCCTTTTGTTTCAATTATAAAATCTTCGCCAATAAAATCTGGGGTATATTTTATATTTGGTATCTTTTTATTTCCCCTATTTATAAAATCGCTTTTACCATTTGCTTGTCGCTCATAACATTCATTAGCAAAATTAAAGCTTGGTAATAATTCAAACGATTCTCCTTCGTATCTAAAATCTATTTTAGCATCTTTTAATGCTTTATACATAAACTTTTCAAGGCCAGAAGCGAAGGTAATGCCATTATACACTACCTTCTTTGCTACTACCGGGCCTTTCTTTTTTGATCGTTTAATCATCTATTTCAATTGAATAATCATTTCCAAATTTACCATAACATAAGTAATTACAACCACGACCACACTTCTTTTTCGAACACTTCTTCTTTTTTTTTGCTTTAACTTCAAAAGCATCCACAACATCAATATCTTTAAGCTTTTTTAATAATGCTTTTTCTTCACGTAATGTAGTTATTTCTTCTTTTAAACGTTGCAAATACAAAGTAGCATCCATTAATTCTTCTTGTAGATGATTAAGCCAAACAAATATGTCGGACTTATCATCACGCATTGTTTTGCCATATTTAGCAAAGCCTACATCAGATCTATCTACAAACTTATTTACTACAGATTGCACAACTGGATCTCTAAACTCAATTTCTTGTTTTGTCATATTATAATGTTGTTTTTATATGATTAGTTAATGATGGAGCGGTTGGCGCTGAGTCTTGTTTAACAAATGTTCCGTTAACCATGGACCCTTTTCTAGACTTAATAACATCATAAGCCGATACAACACAATCTTCAACTTTTAAGCCTTCCAATGCGGCTAAATTAGTTAGCACAACCATCATGTCTCCAATGGCATCTATTAATTCTGTTCTATTCCTTTTAAGAATAGCCCTTGCTAATTCGCCTGATTCTTCTTGTAATTTTATGTATTGAGTTTTAGAATCTCCACTATTATATATGCCTCGTTCATCAGCCCATTGTCGTATTAAGTCATATACATTAGGTGCGTCTTCTGTAACCTTTTCAGGCGCGCGCGTGGCTTCAAATAATACTTTGTTATATACATAACAAGAGGTGTTACGATACATTGACTCCCTTGCATTATCTACAATTATTTTAGCTAATTCTGGCGTGATAGTATATTTACCATAGTTTGTTTCAAAAGTTTGCCCTAAATTATCCATTAGGTGACCTTTTAATTTGTTTACAGGCACATTGAATGTGGTGGTTTGATCTGTTACATTAATATACATATTTTTATTTGATTTAATTTGGTTAATATTACTATTTTTTGCATTGTCATAAGAATTAAGATCTTTTTTATACCCAAAAAATTCTTGCCAATGTCTTTCTTTACCCTCTATATAATGCTTGTCATCGGAATATTCCAGTATTTGAAATTCACCATCTTTGAATCCTTGTTGTAACATGACTCTATATTCAATATTACGTGTCATTCCAACTTTTTTGCCTGGAATATGATAAATATAGTATAAATTCTTAGTTTTTTCCATATTTTTTTTTATTTAGACAGCAACCGGAGCCGAAATTACTGGTCCGTGCTTATAATTGTTAATTGTTAATATTCCATTAGTATACTCATAACTTGGCAAATTAAACGTTTCTTGCTGGCTATATTGGTTAACAGCTTTTAAGCTGGTCTTATAAATATGAGCATCCACAATTTGAATGTCTAATTGATTAGGTTTATACCCTGTTTTTTCAGCTACATATAAAAGTATTTGAGAAAATAAAGCAACGTCATAAGGTATACCTAAAAATAGATCACCAGATCTTTGCACAACAAACATATTTAAATAGGTATCTTCAACAAAGAATTGAAAATACAAATAACACGGCGGTAATCGCATATCCGATAATTGAGCAGGATTCCATAAACTTATAATGTGTCTACGACTATCTGGATCAGCAATTAAATTCTTTATAAGTGTTTGCATCTGATCTATATTTTGGTCGTTAAAATTGCGCATTTGATGCCCATATACGGGGCCTAGATCTCCATTCTCATCTGCCCAAGCATCCCATATTTTTACACCAGCATCTCTGAATCTTTGTATATTGGTTTCACCATTTATAAACCATTCAAATTCAGTCTTAAATGTTTTTTCAAACATCTTCCTACCGGTTAATAAAGGAAAGCCGTCACTTAAATTAATACTCAAACTTGCATTGAATATAGAATAACATCCGACTCCTGTTCTGTCGTGACGTTCAGTTCCTGATACAATGCACCGCTCAAGTATATTGTTATATTGCTCTTCGTATTTATTTTTTCCCCCCATATTTATCGTAATAGTATGTATAAAATTTAAATAATTGTTTCCATATTTCCACCTTCTTATAAGCATCAGGACTTATGTTTACTTTCTTATTTATTTCTATAAGCAAATGCCAGGATGCTCCATTTGCGGGCTTTGGTGATATATATATTCCATTATTAATGCACCATGAATAAGCTAATTGCTCTTTTTTATTAGGAACATAAAAGCCCATATCTACTTCATTCTTTTTTTTATATCCGCTTCCCATTATACTTCCCAAGGTAATTTATCATCTGTACTAATCATTGGATTATGTGGTATAAAACAGCCTGAAGAAGCATCCCATTTAAAATGGCATTCAGCGCCATTCTCTCCTAAGTTTTGAAATTTACATTTTAATACCTTCACTTTAACAGTTTTATCTTCGTAATTCCTATGAACGAGTAGCCCGTGATAAGAGGCATCGTACCATTCACCACCGCCTTTGATGTTGTACATTGTAGGCTCCTCAATTTTGCCGTCTTTGTCTTTATACATTTTTGTGGGGTGTGCAACAATAATAACTAATACATCATATTTTTTAGCAAATATCTCGATTTTAGTAAGATATTCTAGGGTATAAGCATTGACATCAGCAGATTCAGCATTATTGTCTCTAACCTTGTTAAATGGATCTATAACAAGACATTTGATGCCTTTACGTTTTACTAATTCTGCACCCTTCTTTAATACAGCTTCTAAAGTATATCTATCCATATCAATAAAAAAGTAGTTGTCATTAACATGATCCGCTATTTGATTCCATTTATCTGTTTTGATGTCGGATACGGTAGGCATGCCTTGCCATGTTTTTCTCATTAATTTATGAGCATGTAAATACGTTGGCGTATTTTCTGGAGAAGCATACGCTGTTTTCCAACCATATTTTTCATTATATCCAACAACCATTTGATCAACAAAATCAGACTTACCAGAACTAGGTATACCCGTAACAGTAATGAATTGACCAGTGTATGTGCTAAAAATACTATCAAAATTA